TCTACCAATAAGATTTGTGATTTTACGCATTGCTTTGGAAATGATAATTGCTTTATCCGTAGCGTAACCATCCTTACCATAATCAGCTTCCATCTCCTTTTCAGTTGATGCTGCTGCTACTGAATCCACAACGATTGTTACATACTTATCTTTAGAGGAAGTTCTTACCTTCTCAATAATAGTTTCAGTATATTCAAAACATTGTTCAACAGTCTCAGCTGCTACATAAAGTAATTTGGTTGTATCTACTCCAATGGCTTCTAAGAATTCTCTACTTACGGCGTTCTCCGTGTCAATCAATACAGCGATACCACCTAACTTTTGTGTTTCGGCAAGTAAGTGAGCTGATACTAATGATTTACCACTTTGTTCTAATCCCGTAATTTCGGTAATTCTACCAACAGGCAAACCTCCATAAGGTCTATTAGAGATTGCCACATCCAACATTGATGCTCCGGTCGATACCCAACCTTCTACGTTTGTAGGGGAGTCATTGTTGTCCAAAAAGAATGCTATCTTTTGGTCTTTCGCTTGTTTGTTAAGGGACTCGGCGAGTACTTCCGCCAAGTCTATTTCCTTAGTTGCTTTCGCCATAAATTTTTGTTATTAAGAATTGAATAAATCATCAAAAGCTGCTGCTACATCATCTAATTTCTTAGCTGGTGCTTCTGCTTTTGGCGCTTCGTGTGTTCCACCCATATCATGCGATACATCTTTGTTAGATGATGCTGATGGTGATTTAGAAAGTTCTTCTGTTGATGTTGATGTTACTGAATCATCTTCACCCGCAGATGGATTTAACCAACCTTCTAACACACTTTTCAATTCTGCATAACTTAATTCAGAATAAAGTTCGGTAATGTTTTTTTGTTCGTTTAGAAACTTATCAGTTAACTCTTTAGTATCAGTTAATGCTGATTCTTTTGGTTTAACTCTGATAGTTGTTACAGGATACGAAGTTCCACTATCTTCTGCTGAAACGATTTCAACAACGATATCTCTTCCTTCATTTGGGTCAGTAATATCACCATAATCCGGGTCAGCGATGTAACCTAAGATTTCTTGATACACTGTCTTACCAAATCCCCAAAAACGAACACCTTCACCTTCTTCACCTCTTACCAATACAGGTACGAAAGTTCTAAGTTTCGGCTCCATTTTCTTTGCTGCCTTCCAATCTTCCTTATCACCCATTCTTTTAAGTTTCTCAGCGAACTCAACGATAGGGTCAGGTCTTCCGAAAGATGATGGTGAAAGATAAGTTTTGTTGTTGATTCCGTAGTGGAATAATAATTCGATAAAAGGATTTTCCTTGTTAAATTTGTAAGGAACTAATCGAATTTGATGTTTGCCAGGAGTTGGCTTCCATTGTTCTACAGTCTTTGATGTAGTGCTTTGTAGTTTGTTCAGTCTACCTCTGATTGCGTCTAAGTTAATAGCCATTTTTTTGAGTTTTAAAGGTTTATAATTTAAAGTTTTAAGGTTTATTCTGAGTGCGATTACGCAACTCTTTTATTACCTATAAATATATTGTAATTACAAATATACAACAAATTTTTCGGATTTCCTAATAAATTATTGAATATTTTTGAACATTTGTGGAACTGTGCCATATACCGGCAATTTACCATCCCATTTGTTAATATACTCCAATTGTAACAATAGTGGAGTTAGGGTTACTTGCTTCATTCGGTTTGATTCAGCCTCAGCTTTTGCCGATGTCAACATAGCCTGAGCGTTACCTTCTGCGGTTGCTACTTTAATCTTTGCCTGTGCTTCAGCGGTTTTAACTTCATTCTCTGCTCTTAATGCTGCTTGAACTGCATTGTTCTTAGCTTCAATTGATTTCTTAAATGTTTCAGGGTAAATCAAATTCGATGTGAACTGATTAATTGTAAATCCCTCTTTTAATAATTGGGCATCCAATAATCTACGAACTTCAACTTCAAATATTGCACGATTACTAATTAATTCATCAGCTGTATATTTGTTAGTTGCTAATCTGAATGCATCATACACTGCTGTCTTTAAGAAACCTTCCTCAATATCAGCCAATGGTCTACGATACTTAGCGAAGATTGCAGGTACTTTATCCCTTTGTACTGAATAGTTCATAATAGGTGATACATTAAATTCAGAACCATCCTTACTATTTACAATGAATGAATTATCCGCATCTTCTGTTTTTTTATATTCTTTGTGTTGAATATATGTTGGGAACTCATAAATTTTTGTTGTAATTGGATTAAAAAATACCATACCCGTAACTGCTACTACATCATCTACGCCTTTGTTATCACCATATTGGTTTACTTTAACACCCACATAACCCGCATCAATTCTTTCACACGAATTGAATAATACTACTAATAGGATAAAACCTATTACACTTGCTCCGATTGCTTTAATCATTTTTTTAAATTTTAATTGTTTTTCTAATTGTTTTTGTTGTTCTTGTTCTTCACGCTCCTTCATTTGACGAGCATACCTTTCTTCAAACGATTCCATATTATTTTATTTTTATTTTAGTTAATGCGTTAATTACTGATACTAATCTATTTATTTCAATATCTTTGTTAGCTACAATGGTTGAATATGCTTCGTTGTTCTCTCTAAGGTATTCAACTTTAGCTTCCAACTTTGCCAACTCAATACCTAAATTTTCTTTTGTAGAATGAAAGGTATGTTCGTATTGTGCTAACTGTCTATGACATGCTATTTCAAGCTCAGCTACCTCTTTAAGCCTTTTAAGTTTTTCGTTTTCAATATCTTCATTTAGCTTTTGATATTTTTCCTTACGATACAATTCCAACTCCCTATCAAACAATTGCTTTTCAATATCCAATTGTTCTCCATTGTGATTTTTGTTTTTTCCAAACATATAATTTTGTTTTTAATTATTACATACCATACCCACCCATTGGAGGGGTTGGTTGTTTATCTTTTTGTTCCGGTTTAATACCAACTACACATTCAGTTGTAAGTAATAATCCAGCAATAGATGCTGCATTTTCTAATGCTAAACGGGTCACTTTAGTTGGGTCAATAATTCCTGTTTCAATCATATCAACATATTCATCAATTCTGGCATTATATCCAAAGTTACCACCCAATTCTTTTACTTTATTGATAATAACATCAGGCGAACCACCTGCGTTTGATATAATAGTTTTAAATGGTGATTGAATTGCTGATTGGATAATATTAGCTCCCAATTGTTGGTCAGCGTTTTCCAAATTGATATGAAATGCGGTATTAACCAATACATCAGCTGCCTTCAACAAAGCAACTCCACCGCCAGGTACAATACCTTCAGCCACTGCTGCTCTTGTTGCATGTAGTGCATCATCTACTCTATCTTTCTTTTCTTTCATTTCAGTTTCGGTAGATGCTCCAATGTAAAGGATTGCTACACCACCTGCTAATTTAGATAATCGTTCTTGTAACTTCTCTTTATCATAATCAGATGTTGATTTATCGATTTGTGCTTTGATTACATCGATACGAGCTTTAATAGCCTCAGTAGTTCCACCACCATTTATAATAGTAGTTGTATCTTTATCAATTGTAACCTTTTCTGCACTACCCAACATATCTAATGTTGTATCTTCCAACTTCATTCCTAATTCTTCACTAATAACACTACCACCTGTTAGAATAGCAATATCATTCAACATTTCTTTTCTTCTATCACCAAAAGCAGGTGCTTTAACGGCTGCTACTTTAAGAGTTCCTCTCATTTTATTTACAACCAATGATGCTAATGCCTCACCTTCAATATCTTCAGCGATAATCAATAAAGGTTTGCCTGTTTGTGCAGTTTGTTCCAATACAGGTAAGATTTCTTTTAATGATGAAATCTTCTTCTCATATAAAAGAATGTATGGAGATTCTAAATCCGCATCCATTTTTTCCTGATTGGTTACAAAGAATGGAGAAAGATAACCTCTATCAAACTGCATACCTTCAACAGTCTTAACTGATGTTTCAGTTCCTTTAGCTGCCTCTACAGTTATAATACCATCTTTACCAACAACATCCATTGCCGATGCAATCATAGAACCAATTTGAGAATCGTTATTAGCTGATATCGTTGCGATTTGCTCAACCTCTTTAGATGTTGATATCTTTTTAGACATCTTCTTCAATTCATCCACTACTGCCTCAACAGCTTTATCAATACCCTTCCTTAAATCCATTGGGTTTGCTCCAGCAGTAACCATCTTCAATCCATCATTAAAGATAGCTTGTGTTAAAACAGTTGCAGTTGTAGTCCCATCACCAGCTTGGTCAGCCGTTTTAGATGCAACTTCTCTCACCAATTGTGCCCCAATATTTTCAATCGGATCTTCCAATTCAATTTCTTTAGCCACCGATACACCATCTTTTGTAATGTGTGGTGAACCATACGATTTTTGTAAAATAACATTTCTACCTTTAGGTCCTAATGTAACCTTTACTGCATTAGCCAATTTATCAACTCCGGTTTTAATGGAAGTTCTGGCATCTAAATCAAATTTAATCACTTTTGTCATCACTTATTTATTTTTTATTTTTGTTTGTAGTTTTTCTTTTTGGTTTTACTAATTCAACACCAAGTCTCTGGTCATTTTCCGATGGAACTGCTTTTAGCATTTTTTCTTTAACTTTTTTTGGAAGTGTTGATTTATAATATTCATCCGTATATTCAACTGATTCAGGAAAAATAGATTTATTTGTTTCCTCTAATCTTTTAGAAATATCTTCTTTTGCAATTTCCGCCATCTTTTGCTTTGCTTCTTTAGATACTCTACTCATTGGAATTTGTGCTAATGGATCACTATCTCCATAATTACCACCAATTGTAGTTAACTTTGTTGTGTTCATAGGTATGGATGGGTCAGGTTCAGGAAATTTCATATCCCCAATACTACTTTTAATAGCTTCAATTGTTTCGGCTGAAAAAGATTGTTTTTCACCCGTAATACCTGCTAATTTTTGAAGTTTATCTACATCAAACCCAGATTCAATTGTTGGTTTCTTTTTGTTTTGCTGCACATCGTAAATTAACTTACCAACAAAAGTTAATACACCTAATGCTAAAATTGTAATTAGTATCATATTATTTTATTTTTTTACAAATATACGAAAAATATTTGATATTGCAAAATTAATTGTCAATATCTTTTTTAAATGGTTTACTCCACTTTGGTTTAATCATTTTCCAAATAATGTCATCGTATGATTTACCATCCCACATTGAAAACAATATAGAACGATACTCATTATCTTTGATTGCCAATGCGAATTCTTTTTTATCACCATTTGATTGACCTTTATAGTATTCAAAATCAATAGAGCTTCTGAACTTAATATTTTCAAATCCGGCTTCCAATTCCATCACAATCATTCTAACCCACTTATCAAATTCATCCGGCACTCTTTCTAAGAACTCATCCATATTACCTTTAGTTCTTAATAACTCCCAAATATCAGTAGTTGAAAAGTTAGTTAAGATTCTATGTAAGCGAACATACTCATCACCTTTGATTTTCATTCTCATTCCATTTCTGAAACGAATAACATAACCTTCTTTTGAATTTGATATCTCTCTCTTCAACACATCAAAGCCTTCACCAAAAGTATTGTATCGCATCACAACATTGAATCCAATATTCTTTACGATATTTTGAATACGAATATCTTCAGTATCACTATGAAGATTAACTTCACTTCCTGTTTTTGTATTTATGATACCCAATAAAACAATATCTTCAAAATCATAATCACATACAATTCGATTCTCCTTATAAATTATTTCAAACAAATATGTATAATCGGTATGTAGTTTTTCAAAGTTATACTTCTCCAATAGTTCTTTACCTTTGATTGCTTGCTCCGAAGTGAATGAACCACGAGTTGCCATATACCATTCACCTTTTATTTTTGGGGTTGGTTCATAGTATGGATTATCAAAATCGGGCAAATTTTTTGGGTCAAAAAACCTTTCCATACCGGTTTCATAATTGCTATTAAACCATATGTTGTATCTTCTTTCATCACTCAATTTCTCTTCGTAATAAAAAAGAATACCCAAAGAACCATCCATTTTCTCATATACATCAAACAATTCATTTGGAATTTCATCCGCAGTGTGTTCTTCGTAGTTAAAGAATTTAGGGAATGGCTTAGCAATTACATTACCTTCGTTATCTAATACTAACCCTCTACAATTTAAGGTAATATCATCCCACAATTTATCATATTGACAGGTACGTGAATAGTTGTAGATTGATAAAGGCAAAGTTGGGTGAACTTGCTTTATTATCAATCCTCTTTCTATGTAATCGTTCAATATGTTTAAATCGTATTTCATTTTTTTTAAAATTTACCCCATTGGGATTTATCTCTATTTTGTTCTGCTATTTTAAATCCTAACCAAATCTCTTTGATTATTTTAACTAATTCACCCAATGGGTTATTCCCTAATAGGAATCGCATCCTAGTATCGGATTCTAATTTTCTCTTTATCATAATTTTATTTGAAATCGGTTTTTCATTTGTTCTAACTTATCAGCAGGAACTCCGTGCTGATTTACTCCACCATGTCTATTTTCTACTATAATAGTGAATACCATATAACCATACTTTTCAGCCAACTTAACATATTCATCCATTTCCCACTCTTGTGTAAATGTATTTGATACTACAATATGTGGATAGAATTGTTCATTAATTTGATTATCTTTCATTCGGATTTCCACCGCATCTTTACACCATTTATGTGCCACATTTAATTTAGTAGCATCAAACCGATATACACCATCTTCACCTACAAAGAACTTATCAGCTTCACATACTGAAAATTCATTTGTGATAGTATTGGCAAATGTGGATTTACCACTTCCTGGCAATCCTCTTACTAACGTTAATATTTTTGGTATCATAATTTATCTTATTAATTCAAATACATGCCATACAAAATACCCATCCATATAGGTTGTAATATATTTCATAGTATCTTCAATCTGCCATCCAGTACCTACAATACAAATATGTCTTTGTTCCGATTCAGATGTATTAGGATTTACCAAAGCCCAAAGAGTTGGAATTTGATTTTGTAATTGTACTGTTAAAAGTTCTGCTCCTTTCGGTAGTTGTAAATTACAGTCATGCGAATCTAATGTGTATTTATAAATTGTTTTCATAATTTTTATCTATAATTTTCCGTAATTTCGTGATGGTCTTTACTGAATAAACTTTTAACAGGTCTATCTCTCATAATAGATAATATCTCACTCATATCAATTGGATATAGACCATTACCTTCACATCCAACATCCATCATCTTACCTTCCTGTAATCTCATTGATGGGTCAAAGTGAACGTGTCCATGTAAGTGAATAGCTCCTCTAGCCATATTATCCCAACTTGCGATTGGAAAGTGCATTAAAGCAAAACGGACATCACCTTGCAATGGAGTTCCAACATTATACTTTACAATCAAATCCAAATATTTGTTTACTGAACTGAATAGTGATTGGACTCCATCTTTGTTATTTCCAATGTGATGGTCGTGATTGCCTAATATTAAGTGAATGTTCTTACATACGATTTGGTCTCTGAACTTTTGTATTTGTTCAAACCCACCAAAACTCCAATCACCCAAATGAAATAAAACATCATCTTGTCCAACCAATTCGTTGATGTTACCAACAAGGTGTGCGTTCATATGCTCTAATGATTTAAAATCCCTTAATGTAACGGGGTTATCCCATTGTGTAGTAGATGCGCATATATTGGCGTGGTTGTAGTGAGTATCACTTGTAAACCATAACCTTTGTCCTTTATTTAGATTCAATTTCATTTTGAAAAATTATTGTAAATTGTTTGGTAAGTTTTATTTAGATTCTTACACATTTTTTTACTAACACCTCTTACAAATGCCGGCCAATCGTGTCCGAAATTTAGATATGCCTGAATCTCATCATTGATTACACCCTCAGTATATCCCATCTTTAAAAGATTGTTTCTAAATTTCATATAATCTTTCAAAGGTATTGTATCGGTTACTTCATCCGTTAATTCCTTATACTTTTTATTGGTATAGTATAAACCATGACAAATTTCGTGCTTAAATGTCCAACCTTTCATATCAGCTGCTCCAATAATGTAAGCGTTCCAATTACGAGTATTCTTTTTATTGAACATCTTCATTTCAATAGTTCGTATGATATCATCCATCACATCATCGTATGGCGTTTCATTTTCTTTTAACTTCTCATAGCAATCCCACGCAGTTTTCAAAGGAATATTAAATCCACCCCAATCATAAGCGTATGTAAAGGCATCTCTCTTTTGGCGTGAATACCATTCTATAAAATCCCAAATAGAAAATGCCTTTCCTCTAAAATTTGGATTTGGTGATTCGTAAAATTCCTGAACTCTACAAAACAACATTGCTTTGTGGTAGTTATCAGGAATTATAACGGCATATACATTAGGTTCTACCTCTTCTATTTTATACTCTATTTTCATAAGGGTTATTTTCCGATATTTTTATAAATTTCGGAAATTGTAAAGCCAGAGTAAAGTGGTTCGTTAAAACCATTATCTTTGGTAAAAATCTCAGCCATACCACTATGTCCACTTTTTGGAGTTACCCAATAAGCTACATCACTACTCTCAATATCAACAATTGAGAAACTATCGTAAAGTGGGCCACTCATAGGGCAATTGTTTTTGAAGAAAACATAGTGAGTGTTCACATCAATTTCGAAATTTTTAACAAATTTAGCTGTAGCGCTGTATAAACTTTTAGCTTTGGCTTTCAAAGAACTATCTTTACAAAACCAATCATAAAAATTATAACATTCAGATTCGGCTCCATCCGAATCCAAAAAAATACCATTGTTAAATGCTTCTAATTGTGTTTTTAAATTTACATTTTTCATTTTAAAAGGGGTTTATGTTTAACTATTATTACAAAGTAAAGATCCAAAAAATAGTTGATATTTCCAAATTTTATGGGTTATTTTTTAAGCTATTTATGTGTTTACAACCATTACCTCTACTAAATCCGTATGCCGGGCAGGAACAACTCCATTTACCACCATCGTTAACAACCTCATATATTTTACCTTTACTTCCTTCAACGGAAAAGGTTTGTTTTTTAATGGGTTTTGGTAGTGTTACTACTGATTTTGTTTCCTTTTTAAACTCAGGCTTTATCCACATTTTTTCTAACTCATTCCAGCCATATTGTCTATCTACTTCAACCCATCCCAATTTAGGGTCGGTTGTTACGATATACCATTGGCCAGATATTACCGATTGGAATGATGTTGGTGGTAAAACTGAACTTATTATCATATTATCTATATAAGGTTACAAAATGTCCGAAATGTCTATCGAATGTGTTTACTAAATTCTCATAATCACCTTCCATCATTTCAGCTTTAATTTCAACACCATTTAATCCTAATTGTTTAGCCAAATTACCGGCAGCACCCAATAGGTAAAATGCGTTTCCGTTTGGACCTGTAAGGTCAATTTCAATACCAAATGTTTCTTCTTTTTTCTTTATCATAACTTAATTTTTATTGTTTATTAAATACCTTGCTCTCTACGAAGGTCATATTCTTCCTTCTCAATTTCATTATATTCAACTACCTTTAAATAAGGTTTGAAATCGGTCATATAGTAACCTCTAAGGTTAGCCATATCAATCATAGAATCAATGAATGATTTACGAACATAGGTCATATC